TTGCAACAAGATCGTGCGCTGCTAGAACTTGGTTTTTATAGTTATTTACAAAAGTGCGCTCTGTACCTGAATCGGTACCGTCAACGGTACCTGAAGTTTTTGAGTCACCTAGGACTGTGACTGAGGCAGAGCCTATGTTTACGTCCCAAACTTGTCCTGGGACTTGACCTACTTTTAAGTAGTAATCTGACTTGTTACCAGGGGTAACTTGCTCACCAGATTTCTTTAAGACCTCTATGCCGTGATCATCAACTGCCATGTTGAGTGTTCTCCTAGGAGCTTGCTGATAATCAACAAGCCACAAATATTACTAAGAGCAAACTAGACTATTAAGTCTAGATCAATACTTTGAATGTCGTCTCCTCTATCGTCTGGCACAAACCAAAGCCACCATTTTTTGCCATCAAATACAGGAGCGCCATAAATTTGAACACGCACGCCAAGCTGACCCAAGAACACACCAATGTTATTAGGGTCAGTGGCGGCGATATACCTAAGGCGTGTTACCTTAGGTAATTCCATTATACTTTGTATCCTTTTACTTTAACGATGAAAGCGCCTGCTGAAACAGTGCCAGTCATGTCAAGTTTTACTTCTTTACCAGCAGCAGAGTAGTACTTCTTAGCACCTGAAGCTAAGTAAGCACCGGCGCCAACAACTGGTTGACCTGCTGTTAAAGTAGCAGCGGCAACGAATCCGTTTTGATCATCGTCGTCACCTACGTCTAATTGAGTAGCACCAGTGATTGAAGTTGTTACGATTACGTCAACACCTTCAACAACCATGCCCTCTTCGATTGCCATAATGTCACCGTCTACTGGTGATGCAGGGTCAGCAGCAGAAGCTCCTGAACCTGTAGCATTGTAAGCGTAGTATTTTACTTTTAAGAATTCTTCATTTTTAAATGCCATGTTAAATGCTCCTTTTTTATTACGCGATTGTTACAACGCGAAGGCCGTCAAGTTGTTTCATACCAACCAACGTATCAACGTTGATTCTCTCTGCTCTCTTACCTTCACCACCTAGGTCATACTTGTTAATGTTTAGCCCTTGTTGAGCTGCCATTGTGAAGAATGAGCTATGGAAGAAGTAAGAAGTGTTACCAACAACGCTTGTAAAGTGAGGCTGGAACCCTAACAACGCTGAAGGAAGCTCTCCAGTTTGTAAAGGCGCACCAGACAATAAGAAGTCTGAGCTAGTAAAGCCAGTGATGTTAAAAATATCATTCCATTGAGCTGCACCTACAACCATGTGTCTGTCAGACATTGGAACGTCTTGAGTATCCAAAAGCTCTTTTGCTTCTAACATGTCTGCAAGAGCTAAAGTAGTACCTGCATCATAAGCAATTGAGTGATCAGGAGCCGCAGCGTTTGGAACGATAAGGCCAATGATCAATGCTTGGATTTTTTTGTTGATTGCAAAGATCATAAGATCTTGCAACTTCTCAACAAACGGAATGCTTTGAAGCATTGCTTTGTTAGTGATGATAACATCCTTAACAATACGTTTGTTAATGATTAAGTCTTGCTGAGTTACTGTAACAGCGTCAGCGTCGGCTCTTCCGTCTTCTGCAAGCTCTTCAGCTTGAGGGAACTCAGGAATAGTAGAGATTTTAACTCTGTCTCCTAAGTTTGCGATTTCGCCTTCCCAATCTCTTGAAACGATTGAGTTGAACGGAAGGTTTGCAAGAAGCTCGTCATAATAACGACGGCTCCAAATTTGTGGAACAAGTACTGATAATTCAGAGCTTGTTTTCATAACTTGATCTGCCATGTAAGGTCTCCTTTTATTGGTTAGTTAACCATTCTTTTTCAGCTTCCTTGTAGGCAGACCAATCATCCTTGCTACGAGTTTTCGCTGCTTTTTCTCTTAATTTAATTACTTCCTCCCATTTGGGAGCTTTTTGTTTTCTAACATCTGGTGTATCGGAATTTACAGCAACACCTTTACGACCGAACCAGTGAGGTTTTTTGGCCTTAAGTCTTGCCACAAAGTCTTCTGCACCATTAACAATCATTCTACCTGAAGAGGTGACCTCAACTTCAACTTCATTTAAGTTTAGAAGCTCAAGGTCAGAGATTGCATCCTCTCTGATACCTGATTGTAGTGCGGCTCTTTCTACAGCGGCGTAACGCTTCTCATGAATTTGCGCCTGCACAAGAGCTTGGTTTTTGTCAGACTCTTCTTTGTACTTTAGTTCATATTCATGTGCTAAAGTTTTGTAGTCTTCTTTTTCTCTCAAGCTTTGTTTGTGTCTTTGTTCTAACTCTTGAGCTAATCTTTTCGCTTCTGCTTTTGCTTTTAGCAGATCAGACTCAACACGTTTATAAACTTTTTTCGACACAACTTCGTCTTGTTGAGCTTCGACTTTCGGTTCTTCTGTAGACTCTTTTTTGTCTTCAGTTAAATCTTGATCAAGCTCAAGTTGCTCTTGCTCTTCTGTTTTCATCGCTGCACTCCTCGTCTTGGCACTACCAAGACTCGTATTGATTGGCACAACCAATCATTTAAGATTTAGTATAGACTTTAAAGCCTTCGTGTAAATATCTTTTATTACTCTCTCAATACTGACAACAAATTTTTCGCCTGGACCATTAGGCAAATACTTCCTCTGCGGCACATGCTGATTACCCCCCTCATTGTGAGCATCAAACATTTTCCCATGCTTCGAAGACGCAGACACTCCTATATGACCTACTTTTACATTCTCTCTTGACGCGCTATGTTTAAGAGTTTTGAGATAGTCACCTGAGAGTGTGAGGTTGATGGGTCTTGTTTGTTTTGAAGGGTATTTTCTTTTAACAGAGTTTGGATAGAGTCGTGAGCTTTTGAGAGTTTGTCGTGAGAGTTTACGATAGTAGCCTTGATTGTTTTTTGATTGTGTTACAGCAAAACGCTTAATCTCATTCGCACTTCTTTGCGCTGCGTATGCTTCGAATCGTCCATAGCTTCTAACAGGACTAAGACCGATTGCGATCATTTCTTTCATCATGTTTATGACTTTAGCTCCTACAGCAGCATTAACTTGAGATGAGATTCCTGATCTAATTAGCATATCTATTTTAGGTGTTTTTAGTTTTACTTTTATTTTAGCCACGTAAAAACCTTACTAAATTAAATTCATCAAGTAATTCAAATAACTCTTCGTTTCTTAAAACAGCTTCAACAATCTGAACTCTTGTAAAACCTGGAAGCAACTCTCTCAACGTCTGAAACAGTTCTTCTTTTGTCCTAATCGTCGCAAACGTCGAGCGTCTATAGTCTACTTGCTCTGCAAGCTTATCTCTTAAAATCCTATCGACTTCTCGCTTAATGTCTTGCTTAAAATTCTCACCCTCTTTAGGCAAAAATTGCCGAGTAGGAAGCTTTGACTTACCTGTAAAGTTATTATGCCCATCTGCTCTTAAAGCCTCTTCACCAAAGACTCCAATCTCTAGACCTTTAGATGTGGGTTTAAAAGTTAAAGAGTCTAGCATGTCGCCTGAGAACTCGAGGTTTGCTTTACCTGGGAGTCCTGCTTTTTCTTTTTCTTTTTTATATTTAGGTGAGAGTGTTTTTTTAAACTCTCCTCCTGATATAGGAGACGAGCTATCAGCAACACTTAAAAGTATTTGCTCTTTCAAGTATTCTCCGACCTGTTCAGTGATTTCTGATTTCAGATCGGAGGTTAATTTTTCTTTAACATCTGAGAAGAGATCAATTTCAGATGTCAGTCTCTTCGTCGTCTGATTCGTCTTGATTGTTTTCATCTTTTACCACAACCATTTCTGAAGCGATTTTCATTTTAGCTTGTTTACTTTTCATTATGTCTTGTAGTTTTGCTTTTGCCTGCTCGTCTGTTAAATCAGGTTGGTCAATTTTCAAAAGCTCTTCGTCTGTATTAAGCATTAATTCTTTTCTAAGTTTAATATTCGTAAGCTTTTCTTGCTCTGTCTGTATTGTTTGTACGTGATTGTATTTCACAACCATTTTGAAGTTTTCAGGCAATTGTAAGTTTTGAAGTTCATCATCAAGTAATGCTTGAGATGCATAGTAATTATTCCAAGAATTAATGATGTTCCAAAGCTCTGGTTCTTTGTCTAAAAATATTTGTTGTTGATCTTTCACGTCCTCTTGAGACTCTGCTTTATCAAGAGTCATTGCTATACCGCTTGGAAAGG